TCAGTCTTCTTTGCCGTCGAGCAGGCTCTCTCTGAAGTCGTCGCTGATAACGGCAAGGTTATCGATATGCATCTTCCCGTTTTTGAATTTGAGCGTGAGCGAATCGGAGTTTCGCTTCTTCGAGACAAAATCGGAAATATTAAAGCGCTTCTTTTTGCCGAACATGGTCGAGTAGATATATATCCCCTCGCACGTAGCCACGACCTTCTGGTCGAGCTGGCAGAGCATCGCCGCGGCACCGAAAAGCATACAGCCAAAACCCGGAATCGCAACGAAGAACTTTCCGACAGCGAGCATTGCGACACAGACAGCGGCGCCTGCAATATAGACAGCCATGCCGAAGAAGAAAAGCCATCTTGGAATATGTACGGCATATTTTGCATCACCGGGATCGCGTACTATACGGACGATAAAATATATCAGCAGAGCCGCAGAAACGACAGCGGCGACAAAAGCATAAATCATTCTGACTCTCCTTAAAAGATATTGAGATTCTTGAGCACGAATATCATAGAGATGACCCATGCCGCATCGACAATATATGAAATTATCGTCAGAACTTTCGATGACTTAGCACCGACCGCGATACCCACGACTCGGAGCACGAAGAACAATATTATCGCCACGGCACTCGCTATCAAAAATCCGAGCATCACCGGCGCGCTGACAAAATTCGGTTTTGCGGCGTTGATTATCTGAACAATAAAAAATGCGACTGCGCCGACTATGTCAACAATAGCGGATATATTTGTTATTTTGGGCAGAACTTTGTTTTTCATATTTACGAGACTCGAAGTCTCCCTCACTCCTTTGAATCGGTTACGGGAAAATTTTATCACATAAATGCGATTTAATCAACAGCGGACAGAAAAAAGCGGCGGAATTTACCGCCGCGCATGGTTAGCATACATTAATTATATTTAACTATATTCGCCTGTATCGGCTCTCCCCTGTCGAACGAGGCGGCATTTTCAAACGTGGTCTCGCTTATCGACTCAAGCGCCTCGCGGGTCAGAAAGCCCTGGTGCGAGGTGATTATAACATTCGGGAACGACAGAAGGCGCGCAGTCACAGAGGTTTCGAGTATATCGTCCTCGCGGTTTTCAAAAACGTTGTGCGTCTCCTCCTCATACACATCGAGCCCGACGCCCATAAATTTATGCTGTCTTATACCTTTTATAAGATCGGGCGTGCTTATCAGCGCACCGCGCGAAGTGTTGACGAGGATAACACCGTCCTTCATCCGCTCTATTGCGTCGATATTTATCATATGATAGGTCTCCTCGGTCAGCGGGCAATGGAGAGATATCAGATCGCTTTCGCCGAGAAGTTCATCGAGTTCGACATATCGAACGAAGTCGAGCGAGGGGTTCCGATACTTATCATAGGCGATAACATTCATCCCGAGTCCGCGGCAGGCGCGCGCAAACGACGCGCCTATCTTTCCCGTGCCGACAACTCCCGCCGTCTTTCCGCAGAAGTTGACCCCGGTCAGTCCCATGAGGCTGAAATTGTTCTCGCGCACTTTTATATAAGCCTTGTGTATGCGGCGATTGACGGCGAACGCGAGCGCGAGGGCGTGCTCGGCTATTGCCTCGGGCGAATACCCCGGCACGCGCATAACGGAGATACCATGCTCCTGCGCCGCCAAAAGATCGACATTGTTATACCCGGCGCAGCGCATGAGAATGAGCCTGACCCCGTTCTCGGCGAGGATATCCACGACCCGCCTGCCGACATCGGACGCGACGAACAGGCACACGGCGTCATAGCCTTTCGAGAGCGGCGCGGTGCGATAAGAGATATCCGTCTTGAGATAGTCTATTTCAATGTCGGAATATTTGCCTGCAAGCTTTTCGAACGCCTCGCGGTCATACGGCTTTGTATCATAAAAAAGTATCTTCATAGAATGCGCCTCCGGCAGTTTTCTCTGAATAGTATCTGCCGGGCGGGAATGAATATTCGGGTTAAATAAGCACAATTTATCATAAAGAGTGAAAACAATGGGAAGAAAATACAAAAAAGGCTTGACTTTTTCGAGCAAATATTATATGATAATCAAGCTGATTTGCGGATACAGCTTCCGCACAGTGAAAAGAATATGATCCATTAGCTCAGTCGGTAGAGCACTTGACTTTTAATCAAGGTGTCCGGAGTTCGAATCTCCGATGGATCACCAAAAGATAAGTCTTGAAATCGTTGTGTATCAACGGTTTCAAGGCTTTTTTCATTTCTATTTCAATGCACTCAAAATGAAATCCGTAGTAACCCCGTAGTAACAGTAAAACTAAGTGTATTTGGATTTAGTATGATTTTGTCGCTTGCAATTATATAAAATTGTGCTATAATGCAACTAAAGAACCTCCGGGTTCCTGTATCCTATTTCTTGTGGCTCTCGGTCAGACCGGGAGCTGCGTCATTGTAAAACGCAAAAAGCCGGGCAGAGGAAAATCCCCTGCCCGGCCATTTTTATATCACTCCGAAGAGCTTAAGTATCTGAACAAGAGCCCAAGCTCCGTAGAGTCCGAGCATGTTGAGCAGATTATACAGAATCGCTATTCCCATAAGATCATACCTCCTCAAGGCTCGCCACCGCTACCCAGCTCGATATATCGCCGAGCAGGGCTTCTTTGACGCCTTTGTTTGTCTGTATCTTGCTTACCTTGTGCTTTGTCGGTGCAAGCTGAGCGGACGGGACCGCTTTTCCGCGCGCTGAGGTACAGCCGCCGTAAACAGCACCTTTCTTGATAGTCACTGTGCTACCGACTGCAACACCTTTCTTTGCCGTCGATACTACTGTTATATCTTTGGTATGCACCCAGCTGCTGATCTCCTTGAGCAGAGCTTTACCGTCCTGCACCTTGCTTACGGTGTATTTGCGCAGCTTCACCCAAGTAGGTACGCGCTGTCCCGTGGCATAGTTCGTGCCGGTTATCTTTACCTTATCTCCGACCTTTATGCCGCCGCCCGGTTTCGAGGTCGATTCTGACGGCTTCTGTGCCGCTGTAGTGCTGTTGTAACTTATCCAAGGACATTTGCCCCAATGCACCCAGGGACGGCTTTTAAGCGCGGTTCTGACGACGCCACCGCCGCATGAGACGGTACACTCGATAACATAGCCATTGCCCTCATACACACCCACATGACCATCCATGAAAACGAGGACGCCGGGGATCTCTGGCATCTTATTTATGTTGCCGTGTTCGGTACATTTTGAGAGCATGCCGTTTGCCGACACATCCTGCGCGGCGTTATATTTCGGCGCGGCTGTAGCGCTGTCGCTCCACAGGTAGCCTTTTATCAAACCGACACAGTCATGCACGCGCTTGCCGATATCTTTCTTGCACGCCGCATATCTGGCGCTTGTATAAAAAGACGGATACTGCTTGCGCTTCGAGTCAAGCAGCGTCTGTGTGCCGACCTGCCCAAAGGTGCCGTACCAATACGGATTGCCGATGTTCGCTTTTGCGTATGCCACGAGCCCTGTATTAGTCTTTGCCATTTTCAGCACCCTCCTTTTTCTTAAGCTGCTTATTGATTTCCGCAACCGCCGCTTCGATAAGCATGTCCATCTCGATATCAGATATTGATATGCCTTTCTCATTGAGCATTTCAACGATGTTTTCCTTGACCTTCGCAAGCTTTTCTTCGCCGTGTAAATCTTTATACAGCTGCTCCGCTGCGTTGACACAAGTTTTCACGACCGACTCTTTAGTCTTGTCGGCGGAAAGCTTCGAAAGAATCTGCTTTATCGCGATTCCGATGAAGCCGAGCACCGCCGTTAAAACGGTGTAGATCAATGTCATACCGTACTCCGACCAAAATTCTGCAAACATAAATGTGACCTCCTTATTTTTCGCTCATACGGCTCTCCAAGCCGTCTATCCGATGGTGTGCTTGTTTCGCGGACGATTCAACAGAACTCAGTCTTTCAACGACTTCCCTTATGCTGTCATCCTGCTTTTCTTGCTTTCGTTTGATGTCATCGACACCGCTTTTTATGTATCCCAGTTCCGTCAAAACAACACCGTCTTTCTTGCCCTCGTCGCGGTTGTCGCTCTTGCCGTTTCGCTTATAGGCTTGATACCCAAAGATAATGGCGCAAACCGTCCCGCATGCACCTATTGCGGCTAAAAAAACTTCCCACACACTCATCCCGTCACCTCCTCAAAGTAAATGCCCACAAGCTGCGACGGCAGATAGTGTAAAATCGTACCTTGACCGTTGCTGTCGTCGCGTATGCACTTGTATGTTTTGCCGCCGTCGAGATAGTACTTGTCCTTGAAATACCGCATACCGGCAGCGGCAGTTATCGGATTCTCTATAGTGCCGTCCTCGCCGACAGTCACGCGCTCCCAGTGTGCGGGAGTTGCGCTCGGTAGCCATGTGGGATTGGCGGATATCGCGTTGTAGCAGCGATATAGATTTCCACCGTCGCGCACCCTGTCGCCGATAGAATAATCTTTTTCGCCGCTCCACGGTTCAAATAGGCTGATACTTGTCAGAGCTTCGGCGTTTGTCAGCTTCGCGGCGGCTTTTGTTATCATCTCGCGAAAGCGTTTTGCCTGCGTCCGTGTCATATATCCGCACCCCCTGTGATAATATCCAGCGCCTCGTCCGCCGATATATCTTCGGGCGGCTCGGCGGCTGTCCAAATCTGCTTTATCTCGGATTCCGTCTCCGTCCACGACTCGGTGTAATACCCGCCGTCGGACGGATATTCCGCCGTGATTATCGGCTTGTAGCCGTAGTGCAAAAGCAAATTGGGGTCGTTGGTAAAAACATCGCCATTTTCTGTTCTTATCGGTCTCGGCGCACCGTGCAGAGCACCGCCGACCAGTTTTCCGTATATCATATTTTCACCCCCATGTGAAGCTGCCCGCGCCCTGATTATAGAGCGCCGTTTTGCCTATAAGATCATAAAGGCACGGCACACCGTTTGCATCGAGACACGGGACAAGCTGCTGTGCATCGCCGTCGGTGTAGCCATATAACCGCATAACAGCCTTATTGCCCGACCAGTTGTTGTTGCCGACGTCAAATATCAGTCCGTTTGTCGGCGTCTCGAAGTCGGCGACATCGCTCCAAGATTTTTTTAAAATATCATTGACCCACACGCCGGCTTTGTTTATTTGGATTTTTGTTCGTTCCAATGATGAAGCCGCCGCAAAACGGTGCTTTTGATACTCGGAAAAGTCGCCGGAGAAAACAATCGGATTTTTGTTTTGAAACAGCGTAAGATTATTTTTCAACGCGCTCTGGCGCGACCCGAATATGCCCGCGTCCCTGTTTATTTCACCTATTATCCTGAAATCTATGGTGATATCAGAATCCTGCGTCAACTTGCGCCCGGTGTCGATGTACTGAGTGCCCGACGATTGGATATATTCCAATGCGGTATAGCCATCCGGCAGTCCGCTCTGCGCTTGCGCCTCTTGCCATATAAATCTGCGCCTGTTCAAATGCCCTCACCGACCTTCTGCGCCGCCAAAATTTTGTCTTTGAAGCTCAGCTCCCATGTTTCGCCGTTTTTAAAATCCGGCGCAGTGCCGATGTACCTTGTGCCTGACGGCAGAGTAACCGTGACATTGCCGCTTGCCGCAAAGGTTAAGCGTATCCAGCACTCGAAGTCGCCTACTGGATAGTTCAAGGTTAGCGTTGTAACATCAGTCAAGCGATATTCCGTATTGTCAGCAAGTGTTATCGTTGTGCCACTTGTGACCTGCGACGGCTTAGCTTGTTTGTTGTCCCATATATTGACCTTTTCGGCGGTTATCTCATCTAAAATGCTCTTGTTATCGTGTTCATGGGCTTTATTGGCAACCGGAATATATGTGTTGTTGATAAAATTCTGCAAGCTAACATCAACCGTGCCTGCTGCGCCCTGCAAGGTAACGCCTATATATTTTGCGTACATACCTGCAAGCGCGTAATATATAGCCGTGTCAAGTCCTGCTTTTACGGTATTTTCTTCAATCTCAGCCCACGGAAATTCTGTTTGGACTTCTTCGGGCAGTTCGTAGTTGACATCTGCTGCTGTTGCTGCGCCACCGCCGCCCGATATCTCTTTGCCGTCAAACTGCAATTTTCCGTCCGCGTCTGACAGGCGGTCGAGGACGAATTTGTTAGCGTGGGTGTGGCGGGCTGCGGAATTTAAGGCTATCTCTGCTTCAATCGATTTGCCCACTTGCTCTGTGCTGCCGCTTGGTATCGCATACAACGCAGTGCCATAAATCACGGGGGCTTTGCCAATGATATCGCCATCCGCAAAAGCCACCAGCTGCGCGGCTATCTGCCCCGGTGCAGGGATGATATCACTCGTCAATGTGACAGTCACACATCCGTCAACAGGGGTTAATAACTCGGTCTGCAAATATTCTCCGGCTGAGGATTCGAAATACACTCTGTAACCGTCTGCCCCTTCGATATGCGAAGGTACAGGCAAGACGAGATTTACAATATTGTTCTCGCCCTGGTAACCTATCTCATAACCGCGCGGGTGAGCATAATCAATCGTTATCGTGGTTGTCCGCATCGTCTACCGTCTCCTCTTCCTGCAACATTTCATTGAGCATCTCTATTTTACCGAGCTGTTTGATAAGCTCGGTACGGACATATTCCAGTCGACTCGTCAGCTGTTTTGTCTCCTGTTCAAGCTGCCTTGCCGTTTCTCTGGCTGTACCGAGTTTTTTTCCGAGTTCAGTTTTTATCATATTAGACTTACCTCCTTACGCAAGTTTTTTGTAAATACCGTTGCCGTTAAACTCCGCATACAAACCGGTGTTGTCAACAAACAGTCGTCCAGTGTACCCGCCACCGGATTTAAGTTCAAGGCTCATGCCCGCTCCGCCGCTACCGCTTGAGTAGATGTTGATTCGCGCCGGAATTGTGCCTTTTGAGTTATTAGCAAGCTGCATAAACGCTTTTGCTTCGTTTGTCGCACCTATTTCCGCACTTATATCCGTTGACCTGAATGGGGCGTGAGATATAAAACCTATACTTTCGCCGTTACTGTCAACAGTCATTATCTCGTTGACCTCGACACACTGTCTAAACCGCGCTCTTGCCTTTTCGATAAGCGCATAATCGGTCTGCCAATGTATTATTCCGGTTTTGTTCTCGTCGCTTTCGCCGAATCTAAAGCCTTTTGTGTTTATCCCATCAATGCTTGGCAACGGCGACGCAAATGTCGCGTAATAGTAGTTGTCCACCATTGCGTCAGTAACAGTCAAATAATTGTAATTTGTACCCGTCGCCATATTTGTGGCGTAGTACATTTGCAGATATCCGCCCGACAAGTCGGTTTTAAATGCATCGCTCTCTATCGACAGGCTACCGCCGTCAAGGTTTATATCGCCGCCAGTGATGTTGATGTCGGAAGCTTCGATGTGACCCGTGTCCAAGTTAAAAGAAAACTTCCCGGTCGGCGACGAAAGGATATCCGTCGTGATATAACTCGCGGAAATCTTGTTTGCGGCAATGCTTCGGATAACCGCGTCACCGTCTTTTGATACACCGTACTCCCAGTTCGGCGAGCCGTTGTTCCAGCCGTTATTAGTCCAGGCATAACCGCCGGCGTTGCGGCAATAGATAGTGTTGCTCCCCTCGAGCGTAGGCTTGTCATGGTAATAGGTTATAACCGCGCCGTTGCTGTCCGCTTTACGCGTGACATATAGGCCCATGCTGTTTGCGATGGTCTCGTTCAGCGCGAGTGTCGCCTGTTCGTAGTCGTTGATTTGCGCCGCCTGCTGAGCGCGGGTCTGCTCGAGTATCGCCTGCTGCTTCGGTGTAAACGCGCCCATTGTGGCATATCCCGACTGCGTTGCCGTTTCGCCCTTGCCCTCGAGCTTAGTACAGCGGTTTTGTGACTGCCACTTGACATTTGTCAGCACGACCTTTTTCGTCCCCTGAGCCGTCTCAAAGCTCATCACATCGAGCGGTCTGAGGTGCGGGAAAGAGTGTGTAGTGCAGGACATAGGCGTGTATGTAAGACTGCATCGCGCGGTTTTGAGTTCCGTCGCCAGTGTGCTGAGATTCATATCGCTCTGCACAAGAAGATTGCCCTCGATGTTAAAGGCATAGTCCTTTGTGCCCGCGAGGTACTCTGTCTTGTTCTCGTCGTTTCCGACGATGCGCACACCGGAAAACACGATGTTATTTTCGGCAAAATTGGTATTGCCGGAAGTAAAACGATCTGAAGCTTTTATAACCGTGTGTTTGGCGTTTGTCGCATACCACCCGCCTGTCAGCTTGCCGTCATAGTCAATATACAAGCTCACGCCCATAAGCTCCGCAGCCCAGACAAGCACCTGACGATAGGTCAGGTTGTCCGCCTCCGGGCGTTTTGGTATCGATACACCCCGATGCAAAGTGTTCGTCGGAAGCTTCTGCGACACCCCGCACTTTGTGCAGGCATCGGCGACTATCTGATACAGCGTTGCAGGATAGGCAAGCTCAGTATCATAGGCTCGGTTAAACTTCGCCATGCGGTCATAAGCCGTTATTTTGATGCTCCGGAGCTTGCGCGGAGGGCTGTCCACCGTGTAATAGCCGATAGGCACCGTCTCCGTTGTCGAGCCCGTTGAAAAGCTTGTAGTGACATACAGTTGTGCGCCCTCGAACACCTTGTCGTCAAGCGCACCGTTGGTATTCTCAAGAGTAAAACTCAGCTCTGACATACACGCCGAGCCCAAATCAAGCTTGCTGCCCGTGACACTCGACCAGTCCACCGTTACCGCGCCGATGATGTCTTTGTCGGTAATATTAAATGCCGTGCCTTTTGTAGGCGCACAGAGGATATTGACGGACTGCACCACATCCTCTCGCAGAGCAGCAAGCCCGGCAGAAGTTATTGGATACATAACATCACCCCTTTCGCGCCACGATTTTAAAGGTCACATTGTCAACAACATTCAGACTGCTGTTGTACAGCGGCGCACTTCTGTTGCCGACATAAAACTCTTTTGTTACATATCCGCCCTCGAGCATATTTAAGTATTTGACCGTTATATACTCCGGATTGAACATTTTCAGAATCTTGCTCGCGTTCGCTATGGACAACCCGGAAAATTTAAGCGTTACCGCGTCGGTCTGTCCTATGCGCTTTTTGTGCATGACGACATCTTCGGTACGCCCCGCGTCGCTGGCCGAAGCGTCCTCGAGTTCCCATTTATATCCGTCCTCCGAGTCAGGATATACCGGCATAGTTACGCCGTCCACGGTAGCTATCGGATTGTCGCCGGGATTAAAAGCGGTTGCCACTGCTGTTCCACCTTCTTTCTTGACATAAAAAATGAAATATGATAGATTAAAAAGAAAAGGGAGAAATTCTGATGAAAAAATTTATTGCTTTACTTATCGCAGGTATTATGCTGATTGGGCTCTGTGGATGCGGCAATTCTACAACCACCAACTCCCCCACTACTCCAGATAATATCAGCAAAGTAGATTTGCCGAATGACCATTACGGCGAGGGAATGTACAAGGTTGGAAAAGACATTCCCGCCGGAGAATACTGGATAATCGCCACAGAAAAAGATTATTCAGGATATTTCTGTGTGTCGTCCGACAGTTCCGGAGATTCGATTATTTTTAACGAAAACTTTGACACTTGGGTTTATGCCACTGTCAAGGACGGCGAATACATAGAAATTACACGGGCAGAAATGTGTCCCTCGGAAAAGGCTCCGGACATGCACTTCAACAGTTCCGCCGTGCTCGAAGGGGTTTATAAGATTGGAAAGGATATTCCCGCCGGAGAGTATAAGCTCGTTGCCACTGAGGCGGGAAACGACGGTTATTACGCCGTGCTGTCAAGTTCGTACAATTACGGCGATAATATCGTTGCTAACGATAACTTCAGCAACAATGCATACATCACTGTCCAAGACGGACAATATTTGCAGATTTCCAGAGCACTTGGTGAAAAAGTGGACTGACGCAATATTACAAAGGAAAAGCCCTCTCGATTGAGAGGGCTTTTATTCGTTTATCGGAATGATCACTTTACCGGCACGCATGTTGACATTTCTAAGCTCGTTTACAATATCACCGCGCTCGTTCATAACGACAATCGTTACGGTTCCGCCATTGCTTCGTTCCATAGCTCTTTCAACACCGCGCTCAACACCCGAAGAAACACCGTCCACAATTTGGCTGTTGTTGGCAACTGCCGTCCTGCCTCCGATTTGTCCAACCATCTCGGGGCCGCTCTCTCGAGCAATAAAGAGTTGTCCGGTATCAGGATATCCGCCGGATGCATACTGCTGTGCCCCGGTAGATCGGGTTTTTACTGTCACATCGCAGCTTACACCGTTTATATTGTTGATGTTATTTTTAAGCTTGACGAGCTGATCCGAATAATACTTCGTCTTTTTGCTTGCGTCATCCATTGCAGCAGACGTGTTCTTAATAGCCTTGCGTGACTGTTCCAAAGCGTCTTCGGCATGTTCGACTTCTTTTTTAAGAGCTCGATATTCCGGACTAAGCTTTTGCGATATCCAATTCGCGACATCACGAAAGCCACCTGATACGCCCTGATTTTTCTTGTCAAGTTCTGCCGCCTTTTCGTTTAACTTATTTTGTGCCTCGGCAAGCCTATCTGACGCAACCTTGTAATTGTCAGTCGCCGTCTTGTTGTCAATTGTTGCTTGATAAAAGGCTTTGTATGATTCAGTCAGAATGTCTTGTATTGCAGCCATTTCGGCCTGTTTCTTCAAAGCCTCTATGACCCCGTAAATTGAGTCCTTAGTCTCCACAACTACGCCTTTGGTCTCGTCGATACTCAAATGCAATCCGTCGATATTCATAGCATTCAGAGTGTCGACCTTGACGCGCATCAAGTCCATTTCATAGGCGGACTTATTTGACTTTTCGCTCAGCTGATATATCTCGTCGGTGAGCATTTTAACTGCACCGTACTCCGCACTGACGGTGTTCAATCCCTCTATCTTCTGATTAAGACCATCCATATTTTCCTTTGTTCTTTGGATGATTGCCTCAGAGGATGCGATGTTTTCTGACAACACCTTATAGGCATCGGAGGATTGGTAGGTCTTTTCTGCAAGCTCATCTGCGCCCTGTTCAAAACCTATGATAGCTCCCGTGATTGCACCAATTGCCGCGACGACCAGTCCGGCCGGACCCAACGCCGCATACATAGCCACTGCAACGGCAGTAAGTCCTACTGCCATAACCGCCAGTTTGGCTTTGGCATCTTCTGCGCCCGCGCCGAATGCCTTAAAAGCAGATTTTGCCATCGCCAGCGATGCCGCGAATCCTGCCGCGCCTATCATGGCTTTTTGAGTTGCCGACAAACCCGCTCGGAACTGCTTCAAACTGTCTTTGGCAGCACCCGCAGCTTTCTTCCATCCATAACCTAACGCCTGCGCTGTGCTTCCTCCGGTCTCCTTTATCCAAGAAAAACTCTCGGTAAAAGTAGAGACAACTCTCAGCCCCTTAAAGCTATTCCACACGCCTTTTGCGCCGGAGTACCACTTACTCAGAACCTTTACGCCGAAAGCGGCGGTCGCGCCGGCTGCAACTCCCTTTATCACCGGCTCAAGTGCAGAGACTGTGGATTTCACTTTTTCAAGCTTCTGCTTCAGCTCTTCGGCGCGCTCTGCAAGCTTCGGGTCAATAACACTGTCAGCATTGGAAAATGGGCTCTTAAAATTGTTTCCCCCGCTCGATACCGTTGTGCTGCTTCCGCCGCCGCTGCCGCTATCAGATCCGGTATCCGGCGTTCCGAGACGATTGATTTCATCGATGCCGAGCAAAGCGTTTTTATAATCCTTTGCCTTTTTCGCCGCGCTGCCGAGGTTTGTGGACACTTGCTGTGTGCTGTTGGCAAGTTTAGATGTGTTTGATGATGTCTGACTCGTTGCACTCGACGTGCCGAACAATATAGCCATAACTTGCCCGGCTTTTTCGGCGAGAGCGGTCAATCTTTCAAGCAGCGCCGTGACATGCGGAATACACTGCTGCAAAGCCGGCGCAAACATCGACCCGAGCGCGCTTGACAACATTTTTGTCTGAGCTTTCAAAGCAGCCTGCGCTCCTGCGAGGGTGTTCGCATATTTCGCGGCATCTCCGGTCTGGAATGCCGTCTCCCGCATGATGCCCTGTGTCGTAGCTATGCGCTTTTCTGCGTCGGTCAGCGTTGCTGCAGTCTTGCCTATCGATGCCGCGTATTCGTCCCATATAACGGACAGGTTTTTTGTAACGCCGGCGTTGTCGACAAGAATGCTGTTTTCGTTTTTGATACCTTCGGCTGCGCTCTTGATGGCTTCGCCCATCGTCATACTGCCCTGACGGTTAAATGCCGCCGAGTCTTTCAGGTTGGTCAGTATGGACTGTGTCTGCTCGTCGGAATACCCTGCCGCCGCGAGTCTCTTATACGCGGTGTAAGCGTCCATCATCGGTATAAGACCGTCTTTAGTGTACGATTTGAGCCACGCTTTCGCGGCGTTCAGGTCTTTTCCCTGCGCGGTCAATATGCTCGACAAGCCCATCTGCGCGGCTTCGTTTTCCGCATATGCGTCCGTCAACTTCTTGACCTCGCTTACTACTTCCCGTATGACCGCAACGGCAGCGGTAGTTTTTATGCCTGTAAAAAGCTTTCCGACACCCGCTCCCGTGCGCGTTGCCTGCTGTTCAAGCGACCCCAGCCTCTTGTTCGCCTTATCAATCTTGGCGTTAAAGTCCTTGGTGTTTGCTGTAATCAGCACTTGCAGTTCTTCAACTGTCATTTTTTCTCACCTGCCCTGTGCCTTGCGGCGTTTTTTGATTTGGCATAAGCGGACATCCGAGCTTTGATTACCATCCACCCGGTTTGCTGCATGCCGAAAGCTGACGGGAACGCCTTTTCAAGCGTAGGATATTTTTCCGGGTCGTTAAACGCGAAAGAATTAAGCCGCCCGAGATTCCATATCAGCTGTAACTGCCATTTACGCCGCTCATTTTCCGCCTTTTGCCTTGTGGATATAAGGTCCTCAACCTCTCCGGCCGACATGCTCCAGAATTCGTCCGGAGTTATCCCGACCGCAAAAGCGCGAGGTTTGAGATCCGCGACCCACTCGGTCGCCGAGGAGAAGATTACTCTATCTCCTGCTCCTCGTCCTCCCGCTCCATGTCCGCTATCTGTTCCGGTGTAAAAAAACCGGACACCTTCATAATGCCGAGGAATGTGTCCGCTCTGTCCTCGAGGGTAAAGCCCTCGGCTTCAAGCGCATCGATGAGCTCATATGTCTTGGGGAGCGTCATATTCGCCTGGTATTTCTGCAGCGCGCCCCAGAGGGTCACTGCAAAGACCTTGGTGTATGCCAGCTTGTCAAGAGCTTCAAGCAGGCTGCAGCCTATACGGTCTTCCACTTCGATTTTTGTCGCCGTCGTGAGCTTGAGCTTGTACTCCTTCTCGCCGGCGGTCAATCTATAAAAAGGTGCATTACACGCAGTAAGCATAGTTGTTGTCTCCTTATTTTAAATTTTCGGCGGAGTTTCCCCCGCCGATGTGTTCTTTAGCCGCCGGACGAGGTATATTCCTCTATATCCGACGATGGAGTGATTTTTGCAGTAAAGGTCAGCGCCTCTGCGACGCCCTTTCCGGGCATCGAAAGTGACACTCTGCCTGTCCATGTGAAACCGGAACCGTCCGGGAACAGCAGAATAAAGGTCTTGTCTGCATCCTTAGCTCCCTTGAGGGTCGCCCAGTTCGTGCCGGTCTTCATCCCCTCATAGCCGAAAGTAAACGCCATATCCCCGGGGTCGGAAAGCCCGGGCTTATACTTTCTCTGCGTGTCCTTCATCGTGGTCACGTCGATTTTGTCCGATTCGCCGAGCATATCGGGAAAATCAAGCAGACCGGGAACTTCAGCTGCCGCTTCTGCGCTCGCGCCCATTTTCAGAATCACGCCTATAGAAGTCTGATAATCTTCAGCCATTTGTACTTACCTCCTTATTAACTGCGGTAAAACCGCTTCGTGTTGTTGTCGTAGACTCCGTTATAAAGCAGGACGGTGCGGTATAACACCGTACCGTCCTCCTGTTCGTCCTCAAGGTGGTTAGGACTGCCGCGAAGCAGACCGAGGCGGAGCATTGCATCGTCGACTTGCCTCTCGACCTCGTTTCTGCCCTCCGGCGTCGCCATCCACACCTGAATCTGCACGGCGATCCGGGAAAAATGATCCGGACGCGAAGAGGATGGCATTTTAACGGAGTTATCCATCTGCTTTATCAAACCGTGCCGTTCAAAACTCTGCGGATATTCCGCAGACCATTTCACGCCCGGTACAGCGAGTGAAAGCACATCATAAGTCACCTGTTCGATATCAACCATTTTTCTGACCGCCTTTACGATTTATTTCCTGCTGTATCGCGCGCTTATAGCACTCGAGTATTGACTCGCGATTGTTTATAAGCGCAGGATAAAGATACGGCTGCGCCTTTTGTCCGCTTATCATTCGCCAGCCGACATCAGGAATTTTGCCGCGCCACTTGTCCGCCTTGTAATGGATCCCGCCCGGGAGCTCATAAGGATATGTGCCGTTACCTTTAGGACCCGTGCCGAATTCCACATAGGCGGCGTATTCAACATTGGTCAATACGCTGCCGATATGCTTGCTACCCTCGCGCTTGTAGTCGGTATGCAGCGACGCGCGCAAATTGCCGTTATCTACTGGACACAACTCTTTTGCGCTGTTGTTGACTATTCGCGCCGCCTCGCGCGTGCCGTTTGAAATGGCGGTATCGGCGCCGCCGAGCTTCGCGAGCTTTTTCGCCAGCTCGCCGAGACCCTTAACCTCAATGCTCATCGGCTCACCGCCTTGCAAAGATACAGCGTGTGGCTGTCGTGCGGCTGGATCTCGGTGATTCGGTAATAAGCACCACCGTATTTCACATAGTCGCCCTTCTCGACAGCGAGCGTATCGGATGTTGAAAAGGTGGCGTCTTTGTTGCACTGCAGCCCCCATTCCTGCGCCTGCATAGCGTCGGTAACGAGTCGGAAGTTGACAGTAAAAGAGCCCGCAGGTGTTTCTGTGGGCTTCACTGTTTCGCTACCGAGCGTTCCCGTCTGTTTGACGGCCTTATAATGCTCGACTGTTTTGTCCTGGAATACGGCGCGCTGTGCGCGTCTGAAAGCGTCGGGGATCTTCACCAGAAAAGCCTCCTCCACTCATTGAGCATCGCCTTTTCGCTGTCGCTCAGCTCCGCCGCCGTGGCGAGGTCTGAGTCGCTGTGCTTAAAGCTCACGCTCTGGTCGCCGTCCGTTATGCTCGCGACGGTCTGCGCCGCATCGGTAGAGCCCGGCTGCTGCGTGCGGTAACGCTGCGCGGCTATCTCCGCCACAAGCAGATCAAGACCGGGGACAAGCTCATGCCGCTTGGTATATCGCAATACCTTGGACTCGACGCTATCCAGCAGATACCGGGCAGCCGGCAGCGACATTTCCTTACCCAACATCACGCGCATCCGGGCTATGAGGTCGGCCTTGTTCTGCTCCGTCATATCAGCCCACCAGCCTTGCAGTCATGTCGCTGTCAAGGGTCTTGACGCCGTACAGGATATCAAAGCTGACGCGGTCGGTCTTGTGCTTGATGTCGTAGTCATATACGACTCTGATAGCAAGACCGTTCCTGCTCGAGGCAATAGCCGCATTATTCGCGCCCATAGGCAGCTCAAGCTGACGAGTGACGAGTGCAAGGCCGTTGCGGTGGAATGCGAGGGAGTGGGTCGTTTTGACGAGATACACCTTGACCGCCGCGTCCGAGGCAATAGTGCGGTGGATAGGCTGATCTATCGCGACCTCGGCGACTGCGCCGCTTGCGGCAGTTGCATCGGCGGCAAATCTGTAAAGATAGCCGTCGAGTATAAAGCCGTCGCCCTTTTTAAAGGTGCCGGTCGCCGCAGTGACATCCGAGAGTGCGACCTTGGTCTCGCCTGCGGTGCAGGAGACTTTTGCAGCGGTCGCAGTGCCCGCAGTTGCCGCGAGGGTATCAGGGGCATTCTGCGACATATAGGTGTCAAGACCATAAATAGAGCCGAGCTCCGCCGAACGCAGGGCGTCGGAGTTGCCCGCATATGCGACCTTTGAGAGGTTTTCCGTGGTCAGATAGCGATACTTGTGCGTCGGATTGACGAGAAGTCTGCGCTGCTGTATCGGTACGCCCTTGAGGTCAAATGCCTTGGCAATGTTGGCAATGTCCTTGAGGTCGGCCGCGTTCGCGGTGCCGCTCACGGTGTTGCCGGCATTCGCGATGCCCTCAGCAATAATATCGCTGTCGATAGCCTGGGATATGGCCTGCACCGCAGGAGAGATGATCTGCTCAGAAAATGACTTGATGTCAAGGGTCATTTCCTTGGAAGTGACCGGAACGGTGACATCGCGGAAATGGTCAAGGGTCACCTTGACACTGCCCTCGTTCACGTTCTGATCTACGGTCTCGCCGACGAAGTTCTTCGCGGAAAACTTCGCGGGCTTGCGGATGGTGATGGTATCACCGACGTGCGCGAACTCCTTGGAATAGTCCTTATGGACAAGGTCGGCAGCAACGAGATTGTTCTCGAGCACCATAAGAGCCTCGTTCGCGACTATCTGAGGAGTCAGAAATTTGTTTGACATTTGTTAAATCCTCCGTTTTTACTGATTTTTGCGCCAATTTACATAATCGGCATAGTTTTCGGGGGCTTCGCCCGGTTCGGGGTCTCCGCCTCCGTGGTCGGGGTCTCCGCCCCTCTGTCTGGTTTCGACTTTGTCAAAGAGATAGGCGTCGCTTTCTCTGATTGCTTTGAGCTGATCGTCAAAGCCCTCGAGCTTGCCGTCTTTGTCGAGCTTCACGCTGCCGGGCGTTATCAAAGCTTTTATCGCTCTTGCGTTCTTGCCCTTGGCGGCTGTAATAGCGGCATCGATAGCGGAGTCAAGTTTCATGGCAGCGATATCGCTGTCATACTTAGCCTTAGCCTGCTTGTTCTCGTTCTGCAGCTGTGTAATTGTAGCCTGCAGTCCGGCGGTATCAACCTTTTTGAGCTCTTCAAGCTGACTGTCCCGCTCTGTTATCTGGCCCTCAAGGTTCTTGACCTTATCGGACTCGGCGCGAAAATCTGCTTTTGAAACAAAGTTCTTGCCGATATAGCTCGCTATCTTCTTGTCGATGTCCTCGGTGTGTGCGTCGCCTAAAATGTCTTTAAGCCAGTCCATGTCTGTCCTTTCCCGCGCTCCCTTTTTACTTGGCCAGTCCCAATATTGCGCGACACCATTTTGCTCCGGGTGGCGGATAAATTTGGATATAAAAACAGCGCTTTGCATTTGACTGCAAAACGCTGTAATTATTATGTTGTGATATGACAAAACCGCCTCGCTTCACGCTTGGCGGTTTGTTATTTATTATTGATCCTCTTCGTCAAGAGTATCTTTTCCGAAAGCTTTTATATAGCTCTCGGTGAGGTCTTTTATGATAATCGGGGCTTCTTCCTCGTCCAGTATTCCGTCGAGGCGACCTTTGAGCAAATCCTCATAGTAGAGATAGAGCTCATCGCTCATGGCTTCGCTGAGATCGTTGTTGTCCACTTCCCACTTTATCAGCGGAAGTACCGCGTTAAGGCGCTCAGCTTCTTCGAGGATATCCTGATCGAATTCTGTAAGATATGAGTTTTCGAGCAAATCCCCCGTTTTCGGCTGTATACCCGTGCTTAAACGGCTTTCAAGAAAATTTTTTGCCCACTGATAATCAAGGTCATACTTCATCTTTTTCTCATCCTTTCTTTCCAAACATTTCCTTCAACCTTTTTGTTTGAGATAACATTTACCTCAACATCCGGGTATAGTTCTTTGAATTGCTGCATTACCCCTTTACAGCTATCGCACATTCCGCGTTCGGAAAGCATACATATCTTTTTAAAAGGGCTCGCTTCATACAAATCGGCGAAGAACTCGAAGAGCTTTGCTTCAGTATCATTGTAGGTTTCTTTTCTTATTGTTCCGTCCATTTTGGGAACATCTATATATTTAAAGCGGCGAGCTTCTTTAAGTAGAACTAATTTTCCGGTTCCTTTATATCCTCTGCTATCTTCCACTTTGGATATAGCGCTATGCGCATAATACATATTGTCAAAATCATCATCGATATATGCACCGGCAATGTTTCCGCTTCTTTTAAATCCGCTTGTAAATTTCAGTCGCTTCTCATAAATAACCTTTTTATCAAACCGCAAGATTTCATCAGTAGAGAAATTGCCTGAATCTATCTTGTATTGATTCACAAAGCGGTATTGCCTTTTAAGCGTCTTCCACTTTTCAGGATCATTATACTTTATTTTTAAGAATTCATCAAGAGAATCCGGCACATTTTCTTTCAAGACTGCCGAATATCGCTCGAACTGGTCTCTGTTGTAGGAGGACACCTGCGTCAAAGTCTTGGGCGGGTAATATTTAAGCTTCCCGGTAAGAGGATTTATATTATCCGCAAGCCACTCTTCATATGTCGTTTCTGCCGGAATAAGCACCGTTTTCCCGGTCTCGGGATCCAATGCCCGGCGTTTGAGTTCAGCTCGGTTTTGTCCCTCTATGACTGCCGTCGTAGTACAACGGTCATTCGGATGGAGCGGCGGATAGTTTATGCCCTCTTTCGCTTCGGAGACCGGAAAAGTCTTGCCGTCTAAAGCGCCGCAGACATCGCAGGTGCGCCCGTCAAGGGTGGCGAGGAATCTGTATTCCGTTATGCCTTCCTCTTCGTATGCCGCTTTTTCAGCGGCGTTGTGCACACGGTTCGTCTCGGTGCGTATCAGCCGCATCGAGCTGTACATTCCGGACTGCATAGCGTCGGCGAGCTGGCGCGCCATTACCTGCGGACCCGCTCCCGTCATAATTCCACGCGCCACAATACCGTATGCGCTGTTGGCAAGCGCGGATGTGTTCTGCCAGATACGGTCGGAAAAATTCGCGCCTTTCCATCGGTCATTTACTATGGTGTTTACGGCACCTTTCGACAGGGCTGAGAACTCAAAGCCTAATCCCGTGCCGATCTGCGTGTCATATATGCTGCGATAGTATGTATCCCCGCTCACGTCTTCAAGCAGCCGCTTGAGTTCCCGCTTCTCCCGGTCAGCAAGCAATGCCGTTTCCGTCTCGATATTGGCTTTCAAAGCCTCAAGGCGGTTTATCCTCGCGGCGTATGCCGGCGCATTGAGACGAGCAAGTGCTTTTCTCTTTATGACCGGGTCTTTTATGTTATTGAGCTCTTTGCGCAGTGCTTCCAATTCCGCTTCCGCTTCTTTGGTGTTCAACATCCGACGAGCTTCTTCCGGCGTCAATTCACTGTTTGCCGCATAACGCGAAAATATCCGGTTTATGCGGGCGTCGAGGTCTTTCTGCGCCTTGGCGTATAACTTGACGGTTTTTGTCTTTATAACCCGTGTCGAGGCACGTCGGGCATATTCCTCGCGCTGCAGTGCCCGCTCCTCCCAATAGAGATCAGAGCGCATTATTCATCATCCTTTTCGGAATCGTCCTTGTCGTCATCGTCGCCGATAAACATCTTTGCTTTTTCCTCGCGCTGCTTCTGCAGCTCTTCATACGCCTGCGCGACATCATCAACAAACGGGTGCTTTGCTAAAAGCATCTTATCGGGCACAAGCCCCTGCGACTTCTGGATTATATCCACCGTCTCCGCGTCATTGACTATCATCGACTTGTGGACATCGTATTTGATAAGCGTATAGTCATAGTCGGTACCGTTCTTCAGGTTGATATCCTGCGTAATAAACCATGACAGCTCTTTCAGCATGACCTTTAACTTCGAGACAAGCGGGTCAGCCTTGAGGTCAAGCAGGGTGTAGCGGAATTTCAGACTGACGCCTGACGGCGCGCTGCCGAGCTTTTCATCGTTCATATCAATACCGCGCCCTATATGGTATATGTCCCGGCGCAGCATATCGAGCCAGGCGAGGCGCTCGGTGACATTCAGCGTGACCTGCTCCGCGCTTATCTTGCCGGACGGATCGCTTATTGACACTGCCTTGTTTATCTGCAGCTTCTGCTGTATCGCTTTTGCAGTCTCTCCGCCGTATCCCTGTATCATCCAGTAGAGCTCGACGAGATCTATCTGATTATTCGTCGACGCAGAAGATATCAGGTTATATGCATCAAGTAGCCCTTTGATGCGCGAAAGGTCGGTCTGATGCGCAGAGTTGTTATAAAGTGGCACAAACGGAATTCTTCCCCACGACTTCGCCTCAACCGAAACGCGCTCGTCGTTGATTATCTGCTCGTTATACCAATGCGGGCTGTTGCTTTCGAGCACGAACTCTCCGGCATCGTTTTCGACATAGCGCTTTACCCCTGTCGCAGTCCACCACTCTACCCGCTCCCGCTCCGTCTCTGTGCCGTTTTGCACGACGGTTATTTTATAGTGGCGGAAAAAGTCGGTAATCACCTGCTGATAGCTCATGTCGCGGCAGGCAATACATTCCGTTGTCGGAATAACGACAAAACAAAGCTTGCCGGCTGCCGAGTAATAGACATGCAGCCATCCGACGATACAATTTGACGCATTTGTCGCGAGGTCAGGGAGCATGTCCACAAAAGCCTCGTCGGAGGTCACTGCGGTGACAGCGTCCTCAAAAGCTTTCAGACTTTCATCTGCACCGCCCGCTCCGTCATTTGCGCCCTCAACAGAGACGGAAAGCGGCTTGCCGAGAATGTACGCGACCTTCTGGTCGACCATCAGCGCATGGAAATTATGCACATTGTGGTGATTCGAATTGTTTTCGTTGATTATCTTAACGCCGCCGCGCTTTATGCCCGCCGGGCTATTTTCGTCTTCTTCGTAGACGACCGTCTCGCGGAAATCTTTCTGCAGAATGTCCTGCATACCGCGATAATATCGGAGTCCCTCGCATGCCGCCAGATACTCCGGGTCTTCCCGCGCATTTTTAAGCACGGTTTTGATAATCTCATCGTCCGTAGCCGTATGGTGATACGCGAGCTTTTCTCTTATCAAGTCCATATTGTTAATCATTAAGTTACCCTCACATTCTGCTGGTCGTTCTCTGTGGCGTAGCGCGTGGCGTCAATCGTGTGGTTGTCTCTATCGGGATAGTTCGCCTTATAATTGCCGTCCTTATCCCGTTCGAGCTCATACGATGAAAATTCCCGCGCCGCGTTTGGACAGCGGGCGGGATCTATTATTATTTCGTCGAGGTCGCGCAGCCATTCTATGCCGTGCTTCACGCTGTCCGGACCCTTGCGTGCGCCTCTGACTCTCAGGCCGTATTCATACATATCCGCTATAGACTTCGGTTCGGCGGAGTCTGCGATAATTTCGCCGGCAACTCCACGAGATTTTATACGGTCGGCGGCAAGTCTGTTGCTCATGCCCGCCGCGTATATCTCGTCGTATATGTACAGCCGCCTGCGCGGCTTGTCATAGTTGCACGATATAAAAACAAACGGGTCAACCGCATAGCCCCAGTCTATGCCGCGCCTGATACGGTCAAACCGCGCAATCTCTTCATTGGTGATAGGTCGGATACTGATGTTCCGGAATACCTCGCCGCCCGTGCCGGTGACTTCCCCGAGGAACTCGTGCCTATATCGTTCCGGCGAGTGCTGTTTCAGGTGCTCCGCCTCCAACAGCAGCGGCGCGCCTATCCAGTCCTGCGGCACAGTCAAATATGTGCTGTGATGTACCAGGCGGTCGGCGCGCTCTACGCGCACCTCATCATTCACCCACGCCCGCAGCGACTCAGGGGGATTGTACGAATAAAAAACATCGAATTTACTGCCGCCGCGCATGACCGACTGCAGCACATTATCGGTTTCCCGCATCCCGGAAAACTGATTCCATTCCTCGAACCAGATATAACGAAAATAGCCGAACGGGATCTTTATGGACTTGACTTTCATCGGATCGTCAAGACCTCGAAACATAATCGTTTGCCCGCTCGGCAGATATGTGATTTTCATCGGACTGACCGTCGCTTTAAAATACTGCGACACTCCCAGTTTATCGATAGCCCACAGCATCTGTGCAAAAACACTGTCCCGCAGCGCGTCTGCAATTTTGCGGAACACGATCGCGTGCGCGTCAGGGTTTTTAATGATGCCGCAGACAATCTCAAGCGATATATAGCTGCTCTTTGTGCTTCCGCGCCCGCCTTTAAGCACATAATGCGTATGCTGCCCGGCACACACATCGCGATGCACTTCATAAAACGACGGCGCGATTATGTCAGTAAGCCTGACGGCCATGTTAGCCGCCCCCTATATCGTCGATAATCTGCGGCGCGTTGACGGAGACTTCAATTCCATCCTTAAACAGGCTAAAACGCTTTCCAAGCAGCTCCGCAGCCTTCAGGCGCTCTTTTTCGTCCGGCGGCTTATCCAGCACCTTTGCCGCACTGCAGCCGTCACCTTGACCTTCCACAACCACGACGCTCGCCGTGCTGTCTCCGCGCATCACGGCGGTGAGGTACTCCATGACCTCCTGCGCGTCGGCTATCTTTTTCGAGCTCAGCTCATCAAGTTTTGCTTCGATGTAGGCTTTAACATTAGCATTTGTTAGCAGCCTTGACGCATTGGCTCTCGCAGCATCATCCGATTTTATCCGTGGATAAGCCGCCTTGTATGCTCTTGTCGCGTTGCAGTCGATGATGTACTCATCTGCAAACCGCCTTTGCTTGTCGGTCATGGGTTCACCTCCTAATAACTTGAAATAAAAAAACACCCTTTCGGGTGTAAAAAAATAAAAAATTTTTTTAATTTTTTTGGTAAACATAGCGTTACTCTACGCTATAATAGGGGTACAGCGAGCACAACTAGTAGCATCTAGCGAATCCCGCGAGTCCCCATGAAAGGAGTAATGCATATGTCAACTTATGAGTTGATCACTTCAATTTGCAGGATATTATCTATTATAATTGAGCTTATCAATACCTGCAAAAAAGAAGGAAAACCCACATGGCGTGGGCGAGTGAAAATCTCGCTCAACATTCCGCTCTTATTATATGCAGAGATTATGAAAAAATCAAGTACTGTTATTGCAATCATTTTCATCGTCGCAAGCATGTCGCTTTGGTGCATATCGAGATTCGTCAGTTACATACCTGGCATTATCATCAGCGTTTTTGCAGCAATATGCGGCGTGTGCGCAATCATAATTCTCGCAAGAAAGGATGTCTAAGATGACAGTAAAACCAATCAAATTGTCCCCGAAGCGCGGAAACCACGGTCATATCACAAGCTACACTATCAACATCGGCTCTGCCGAAGCAAGAGAATGCGGCTTTACCGAAACCGGTGTGCAGCTCGAAAAGGTCGTTGACCTTGACCGCAAAGAGATCATCATACGAATCAAAAACGAATAAGTCATGCAGGCGGCGCGATTTCGCACCGTCTTTGCTTTTTACATTTCAAAGACCCCGCTATTTATGACGCCGCGGGGAAGGCGTGGTGAAAGGGGACATAAAAATGAAGAATAGAATATCGGTAACATTCTTCATCCTAATGCTAACAGAAATGAATTCCTCATTGTCCTCAACTTTGCCGAATATAGCGATAGCAAATATTGCTACAATTCTTAGCGGTGTTATTACCGCCAGTCTTTGCCGCCACATCTTCCCATGTCAGTCCCTCGATAAAGCGCAGCGTGAATATCTGCCGGGTCAGGCTGTCGGGAATATCCGATATGTAGCGCTCAAGTCGGCTGCGCTCATATATGCGTTGCTCGATTTTAGCCTGGATTATAGCTTCGAGATCCGTTATCTCTGCTATGCAGCGTTCAAGCGCAGGCTCAGGGTTCGGGCTATGCGGCATACCATCGTAGTTTGGCGACCTCGGACAGAGCAAATTTGCCCGCAGTTCCGCAAGCCTCTCACGGTCAAGCTCTATCTCCTTGTCAAGGTAGTACAGCTGCGACAACTCTTTAAGCGTCATTTAACAGCCTCCTCTCGGGTTTTGTCGTGCTTTTCAATCTCCGGCTTTAGACAATGCCAAAACGGGCACAAAGGCTTTTCTCCGCCGGTCTGGACGAGAAACACACAATGCTCATCCGGACACATCTCAGGCACTGCCATCACCTTCCAATAGCTCGGGGTTATCATAGATATTGCCGATGACCTCTATATCGTGGTCGTAAAAGTTATCCATAACATAGCAAATACTGTTGCCATAAACTTGAAAACAGGATTCATCAAAAGCAACTTGATAAGGCTCCTCATCGCCTTTCAACAAAACAATATCGCCCTCGAAAATTTTCGTGCCGTTTTTGTCTGCCAAACCTGTGTACTGCCCTATCGTTTCAGGGATTACCGTCCTTTTGCTATTATTGGTGCAAATCTGCCAGTCGCCGTCATAACAGCGAATAGGAACACCGAAATACCACATACCATCATTATATTTTTTATCGCCTTTGCCACGAAAAAGTATCTCACGCATTGTTACACCTCACCTTTCATGAAGCAAGCCCAAAATGTTTTACTGTTTTTTCCAGAGTGATGCCCGAACAAAGGTTTACATCCAATTGCCCGCCATACCTCCACCGCCGGGATTTGTACTTCCGACCATTTAAAAATTAAAACTCCGTTTGGTCGTAAAACGCGCATACATTCATTAAAACCGTCCCGTATCATCTGCGGCCAATGGTCGTCGAGTTTTCCGTATTTTTTGACCAACCACGAAGTTTCACCAGCATGTCGCAAGTGTGGTGGGTCGAAAACCACAAGATAAAAGGTGTTGCTCGCAAATGGAATTGAGGTGAAGTCGGCTATTACATCGGGATCCACTCTCAATGTCCTTTCGGATAGTCCATCCCCGGATTTCCAAATCCGGGTTTCAAGCTCTCGTCTTTTGTCCATGTATACCGTGGCTGGATGTTGTTTATTAAACCAAATGCTGCGAGATCCGCAAGTCGCATCAAGAATTTTCTTTGTTTCTTCAATTGCCATAGTCGTCACTCACTTTCAAAAATCCCGTTTCAATGAGTTCGCGACCGCATTTCGGGCAAACATACCGACCATCATCTCCTGCCTCGAATATCTTGCAGCAGTAATAACATCTCAGGCAGTGTGTTTCCCGGTCACTCGTCCGCTCCCGTATGTAGCGCCTGTTGGTCTCTTCCTGGGTTATTTGTTTCAGCATGGCAGCTCCTCGATTCTCACATAAATTCCCGGCACGGCAGCCCAAAACTTTTCGCTGATCTCCGATGCGACCTGCGCATCGTCCTTCCAAAAGTGCAGGCGGGTCATGCAGTCTTTCAAGGCTTTCTCAAGATTATCCGTATCGGGCTTCGAGGTTTTCCATTCCCCGTCTCCGTGCTTAGTCCCTGTATTGCTGAAGCACCATTTGACCATCAGCCTGACTGCGCCTGAATATGGTTCCTGCGGAATGTGCTCTGCCAGGTGTGCCGTCAGCTTCCCCCTTGCCGCTTTCAGCTCGGTTGAATCATACATTATCGCCTTACCGTTTTTGACGGTTATCTTTTTGTCGTGATGCGTTACCGTGGGTGGATGCATCGGCATGAAAAATTCAGTTGTCATTTTGATTCTCCAATATATCATCTAAACTTTCTAAAATCTCTTCTACTGCTTCTTGTATGTAGTCGAGTTTATAAATGGCTCCAATGTTAGAGAAAAAGTTACAAAAACACCCCTTGTCTTCCCAACAGCAGCACTTACTTTTTAAGCATTTCTTTCTTATCAATGGGCAATATTTTTTCATGGCATTAATTCTCCCTTTACTATTATTCTTTTTCGTTTTTATGTTCTTCAAGCCATTGCCGAAGCTTTGCAATTACCGCTTCGACATCCTCCCCACCCTCTCGGTATTTTTCGGGATTTTCGAGACGGCTGTTTAAACAATCAAGCTGCCACTTGTAATCCGATACAGTCTCAATAACCGGGATAGGATAATTGTCTCCCTCTAACAGAGCATACTCTTTTACCGGCAAGAACACTCCGGGGACAATCTCCGTTGTAGTGTTTTCGGGAGCTGGCACAAATCTGGCATTTACGATCTTGAAGTCTGACATTTTATTAACCTCCATTTGTTAGTGTACATTTTGTACACTGTTTTTTTGTTTAATTATAGTGTACACTTTGTACATTGTCAAGACTTTTTTGGAGGTTTTTAAAATGAATTTCGGGAAATGTTTGCACGATACGCGAATCAAATGCGGATTTACCGCACAGCAAATGGCTGATTATCTCGGAATAAGCCTTAGAGCATATAGATTCTACGAATCCGGTTCGAGAGAACCAAATCTTGAAACATTATCGCGCATCGCCGACAAACTGCGCGTTACGACCGACTATCTTTTGGGACGGAATTGCATCTCAAAAGGCGCTGATGAACATTGAATATATCTTCAAGTTTATCCCATATCTCAATTGATCCCGTTCGTTGACCGTATTCTATGAATTTATAACCGCGTTCTGAAATTCCCAACAAATCAGCTACTTGCTTCTGCGTCATTCCTTTTTTGTGACGCTCTTCTCTTAATATGTTCCTCATCGTTTTCACTCCTTTCTATAGGGGGCTATTTTTAAGGGGGGTGTTTTTTTACAGGGGGGGCTGTTTTGCTTTTAGGAAAGAGAGATTCGGGGGTGAGGGGGGGTGTGTGTAAAAAGCCCTTATGTATATAAGGGCTTTTACCACCCCCCTCTTACACCCCCTCTTTTTCCTCTGGTTTAGGGGGTCGTGTTTCCCCGTCACTTCTAAAAACATACCCCCTATCATCACGGTAAAAATTCGGGTGATTATCAATACGTACCCTTACAGCGTTTCGACTGAGGTTTAACGCTTTTTGAATATCACCTATTCTCACTTTTTCCTGACCAAACTTCAAAGATGAATAAGCAATTTCGAGTTCGTTATATCTTTTTAATGTAGCACTTGATTCTGTCTTTTTGCCCTTATTCACATTTTCTTTCTTTTGCGGGTCGCTACGTTTTTTCTGCCACGCCGGTCTATCATCCTCCGGCTTTATGTCCTCCAGCACTCCGGTATCATCTATCCGATGCACGGGGTAATCGAACCAAAGATTGACCGGAGCGAACTTCGGGAACTCACGCAAAGTACCTTCAATCCGCCACGCCGTTCGCTGCTCGATCATATTCCACGAAGCTCTTACTTCGGAGAGCATAAGGTCACGGGATGCCGGAGACAGACTCTCGCCGCACATTTTGAGCAGCTCGTGCGCGGTATTCTCTTCGTCCTGCGACGGTTCCGGCAGCTTGAAGCGGCGCATCCATTTGAGACAGATTTCCTGCTGTGCCTTGTCCTCTTGCTGTTTGCGGATACCGTCGGTTATATCAAGCTCTATGAGGTCGAGCAGCGCGTCGGGGTCGCGGGCGAACACTCCGCTGCCGGATGCTCTGTCCATGCTCCTCTTGCCGCCCTGAGCTCCTTTTGAATGGTGGTGGCAGTAGATTACCGCACACCCGAGTTCGGTGCAGACCTTGTCAAATTGGTTGCAGAAATGCGCCATCTGATCCGCGCTGTTTTCGTCGCCGGTGATGATTTTATAAATCGGGTCAATGACAATGGCGATATAGTTTTTCTTTGCGGCGCGTCTGATGAGCTTCGGCGCGAGCTTATCCATCGGAATGGACTTGCCGCGCAGGTTCCACACATCGATGTTGTGCAGATTTTCCGCAGCCCAGCCGAGCGTTGTATAGACATCTTTAAAACGGTGCAGACAGCTCGCACGGTCAAGCTCGAGATTGACATACATTATCTTGCCCTGGGTACATTTGAAGCCCAGCCATTCGCGCCCCTCGGCTATGGCGCAGCACAGCTCTATCAGCGCGAAAGACTTGCCGGCCTTTGACGGTCCTGCGACAAGCATTTTGTGTCCCTGCCGCAGAACTCCGTCTATAAGCGGCGGCGCAAGCTCCGGCAGGTCGTTCCACACATCGGCGACGCTCTCCGGATCCGGCAGGTCGTCGTTTATGCTTTCAATCCATTCTTTCCATTCGTTCCATGAGCTCTTGCCGATGTTGGTATCAAGCAGATATTGTTTCTTTCCGTTGCGTTCAACGCCTGGCATACGGCTCAGCCGCGACGGATTTTTGTTCTGGCGGTCGATATCTATGCCGTTTTTCTTGCACACGTCATAGAGGTAATCAACGCGCTTGCGGTATTCGTCAAAGTTTGCGGCATCGATGCGTACAATGGCGTGCAGGCTCTTTCCTCCGCTGTAAACGAGACAGGCAATCGGCAGCTCGAGCTCGCGTATTATCTGGTTTTGATGGGTGATGTCGGTCGTATCGGATTCGACCAGAGCATATCGGAACTCCGTCACATTTTCATTTTTGACGCCTTTGCCGTCCAGAGGATTGAAGCGTATCCACGCCCCCGCCTCCGGCTTGCAGTCGCCTATTACGCGACCTATGTCGCCCTCGCATTTGCTCAGAGCCTCTATAAGCTCTCCCGCAGTCCTGGTATACACGCCTTTCGTCGGCAGGTATTTACTGTCTTTTTCCCAGCTTTCGGTGACATAACCGACCGTCTCCCCCGCCTCAAAGAGCGTTTCGAGATATTTGGTGATTTGTTCCACCGGATTCCACTCATCAGGTATGTTCAGCTCCTTGCCCTCAATCCAGCTTTTGTCAACGAGGATAAGCTCGTCTTTCTTTTCTCCTATTACGCTGTCCCAATCGAGTGCGCCGTCATCCGCCTGAAAATGCCAGCCGTTATCTTTTGCCATCTGAACGATAGTCCCCGCCGTAACCGGTGCAGCGGCGCCGTTGAAAGTATTCCACTTTTTTTCGCAGTCGCCGGCATGATAGCGCTTGTCCGGGCGTGACCATTCATCCCAGTCATCGCAGCTGTATCCCTCATGCTTAAGCGCCATGCCGACTTCCACCCATTCGGAATATGTGCAAGCAGCCGGGTCTATGTATTTTATCAGCTCTTTCAGGTCGAGCTTTTCCTCTGTCATATCGTCATTGCCTCCGGTTTATAGTCTTTAGGCACAATGCCGCGCGGAACACGCCAATCGTTTGCAGCTATGCGATTTATCATCTTTGTTGCAGCGTCAAAGCTCCATTCGCCTACATGCAGAAAACCGCGGGATTCCAAAAAGCGTATCTGTTTCGGCGTTGTGAGACCTTCTTCGCGGCGCTTGCTGAGGCGGTCAAGCAGAAGCTTTGCCTTGCCGGCGTTCTCGATTGCGTCGGGAAATATACCGAGCTTTTCGAGCGTTTTAATCTGTTTTTCCGTCGGCGGAGCACATTCCCACCCAAATGCCGGGACATAGCTTGAAAGATCCTGCGCGGAAATCGACATTTCATACTGCAGCGGGTCTACAAGTCTGCGCTTGCGCTTCCTCATTTCCTTGAGCTGCGCCGCAAGAGCTTCTTCACGCTGAGCGACAACATCGCTCTCCGCTTGCTGCTCGGCAGCCTCAATATCGACCGGACAGCCTGCCGCTTCGATATTCTCCGTCATCTTTTTTGCGACCTCTTCGTTTTCACATATCAGATGAGCAGGATGACAAAGTTCATGGCGTTCAGTGTGCCACAAGAAATCGAGCAGCAGAAGATCCTTTTTGCTGGGTGCAAGGCGCGTTCCGCGCCCAACCATTTGGCTGTATAGGCTTCTGACCTTTGTTGGTCTTAATACAATGACACAGTCGACTGCCGGACAGTCCCAGCCTTCCGTCAAGAGCATGGAGTTACAGAGCACATTATATTCGCCGCGCTCAAACGCTTCGATTATCTCCGCTCTGTCCTGACTTCCGCCGTTGACTTCCGCAGCCTTGAAACCGCGCTCATTCAGAATATCCCGAAATTTTTGCGAGGTCTTTATAAGCGGCAGAAACACGACTGTTTTGCGCTCCTTACAGTTCTTTATCATCTCGTCGGCAATCTGATACAAATACGGATCCAGGGCGTTGTCGATATCGGCCGCCTTGAAATCCCCGTTCTGCATTGCAACTCCCGTCAGGTCGAGATTCAGCGGAATTGTAAGAGCCTTTATCGGCGCAAGATAACCGTCTTTGATAGCCTGCGGAAGAGTGTATTCATAAGCAAGGGAATCAAAGTATGTGCCGAGATTGCGCATATCGCCTCTGTCCGGCGTAGCGGTGACGCCTAAGACATGCGCGTCTCCAAAGTGCTCAAGCACGCGCTGATAACCATCGGAAAGACAGTGATGCGCCTCGTCGATGATTATGGCGTTAAAATAGTCGCTGTCGAACTGTTCGAGCCGTTTTTCTCTCTGTAAAGATTGCACCGAGCCGACGGTTATACGGTACCAGCTGCCGAGGCAGCTTTCTTCGGCTTTCTCTGTGGCACACATCAAGCCGGTAAATTTCAGTATTTTGTCCGCCGCCTGTTCAAGCAGCTCGCCGCGGTGAGCGAGCACAAGAACCCGCTCACCGTTCTGAACACACTGCTTCGCAACATTAGCGAAAACGACTGTTTTGCCGGTGCCGGTCGGCAGGACAAGCAATGTGCGGTTATTACCGCTCGCCCACTCGTTGAATATTGCCCGTTCTGCCTCCAGCTGATAAGGTCTCGCGTCCAAGGATTAAAAATTCCCCGGAGTGAAAGCGGGACGCTGAGTGGATTCGTCCGGCTCAAGGAATTTCTTGACCTCATTGTAATAATTATCGTTGTAAAGCCTCTGCCCTATCTTGCAGCGGCCTTTTGAACCTACAACCTGCGCCCAGTTCATTCTCAGAGGTTCGCCGTGTTTCTTCTGACCGATACTGATAAAAAACGCGCACACAAGCCCTTCTGTTTTACGCGAGAGGAAAAGATTATGTTTGACGATTGCTGTGCCCTGCGGCGCGTCTATCTGAAGCGTAAGCTCTGCCTTCGGGCAGGCAGACATTTTCTCCGAGCCGTTGAAATAGCCGCGCTCAAAGCTTTTGACCGTGAACTCGTACTCGCCCTCCGGCAACAGTACAAATTCGTTTTCGGCTTCGATTACACTGTCCCAGTCGAGGGCGTCGTTTCTGTTGGTATTGTAGTTTTCGTTCATAGTTAATACTCCTTTTTATTTAAAATTTTCTTATATGATTGACGATGATATCGTAGACCTGCTCCCATGCGCCGATAAGGCAGCCGTTAATGAAAGCTTCGCCATAATTGAGAATCGGCGTGTCGGCAGTGAAGTAACCTTTCCACGCTACCGCACTTCTAAGCTCATCTTCGGTAACGTTGTTCGCCGTCATGAGTTCACGCAGCGCTGCCGGTAAGCCAGAACTCGGTTCAGTGTTCTCAGTGTTCGGTGTAGGCTCATCGGCATCGGCGGTAAACTCGTCGATTTTTGCCTTGAGCTCCTCTATGCTTTTTTTCGGCGGGTCGGGCAGCGCATTCGTCTGCGGCTTATCTTCCGGCGCCGCTGCGACATATGCACCGGAAGACGGAATAAACGGTGCAATAACGCTGAAATCGAAATCGACCTCGTCCGGCAGCCCGTATCTGTTCTTCGCATCCCAGCAGGGATGATGATTGGTATACATTACCCTTCTGCCGCCCTGTGCCTTTCTGCTGTCGGTCTTCTCGTCCTTTATCACGAACGTCTTATAGTTGACGAAGAGAACCGTGTCTGCCCATTCTTTTACGATCGGCGCGACATTTTTTGAAAGTTTCATCTCCCAGCGGTCGTATGCGCCGAGCTCGTCCGGCTGCTCAAACTTACGCATTTTGGCGTGAGCGGTCAGCACGACGTTAATACCTTTTGATATAACCTCATTGAGCAGGTCGAGAAGCCTGCCGAACTTTTCGTAGAGCTTTGTATAGCCCTTGCCGTATCCGAAGTCCTCAATACTCTGTTTGTGATTTACGGAACATATATGATTACTTGCAAGCTGCTCTGCCCAGTCCGCTGTGTCGATGACAAGCGTCATACACAGTTCGGGGTGATCGCGAACATATTTGACCTCTTCGAGAAGCATCGTCCAACTGCTCGGTTTGTCAAAACGCTTAACGTTCAGCCTCTTTGTGCTGCCTTCCGTGTCGATGAAAATCGCGCCCGGGAACTTGGAAGCAAAGGTTGATTTGCCGATTCCCTCCGGACCGTAAACTATGACCCGCTGTGCATCTTCGATTATTCCTGATGTTATGTTCATTAAAACTGTCCTGCCTTCCATGCTTTTTTAGTCTCCGTTGGTTCGTTCACCACATATCCGTCCTCTATAAGGACACTGCATTCATCGCCGGTGCTGACCCTCGTTGCTATCGCCTGCAGTCCCTCAGACTCAAGCCATTTGCCGAACTCGGCAAGAGTGTCAAGATCCATCTGCTCGAGCTTATCAAGCAACACAAACCCGCAACTGGGGTTGAGCTTGCGCACGATGGCCGTGGAAACCTTGAGCTGATCCGCTCCGGACATATTGTCCCACTTGAAGCCGTTGTATGTCAGCTCGCCATCCTTGACCGACAGCCCCGGCAACGGAAGCTGTGCGGACTTGAGCAAGTCGGTTTTCTTTTGCCTGACATCTTCAAGCTCGTTCGTCAGCTGGCTGTACTGAGTCTGATACGCTTTCGCATTCTCTTCCGCTTTCTCTTTTTCAAGGTTGGCACGGATTTTAATGTTGATTTTCTCAACATTTTCAATGTCCTCTTCAAGCTCGGCGGTGCTCAGATCCTCGAGGTGCTCCGTCTCCATGTGCGCGATTCTGAGGTCATCCATAAGGCTCTGCTGCTCCGTCATAAGACGTTGAAGCTCAGCCTGGATTCCGTTTATTTTGCTGTTGACGGCGTCATAGTGATGCTGTATCTCGGCGGCTCGGTCACGCTTACGCTTATTCTCGGCGTTATGCGCCATAATACCTTGCTGCTGTTTGATAAGCTCGGATGCGGAAATCAGCTGCTGCTCCGGTACATCCGGATACTCCGTCATCTCTCTGGCATACTTGAGTTTCTGATCGGCTATCTGTCCAATCATGTGGCGCTTGTTGTAGAGCTCCGTCTCGTCGTGCTCAAGCTGTGCGAGCCTGTCTCCAACGCCGATTATGCGCAAAAGTGTGTTGGCTTTTTCCTTGTTTGATGCGGTCATAAACCTCGGCAAATCAAGCGCAAGCTGAGAAATAAACTCGTTTATAAGCTGCTGACCGCCTTTTCTGCCGGTAGGGTCTGTGACCTTCAAGGTGCTGTTCTTCCCGGTGCGCTCCACTATGATGCCGCTGTCCATTGTGATTTTGAGATTGGGCGGCAGTACAGAACCCTCACGCTGTGGCTCTGACGGACGAAATCTATCGCCCCCAAGCGCCCATGCAATGCTGTCGAGCACTGAGGTCTTTCCCTGACCGTTACGGCCGCCTATCACGGTCAGACCGTTTTCGGTAGGCTCGATTTTGACTGCCTTAATACGCTTTACATTCTCGAGCTCAAGGCTGTTTATCTTCATTTGACTTTGTTCTCCCTTCATGTTATTATGATATTGAGGTTTTTACCTTTGCCGTCTTCGCTGCCCACTCAGCGTTGGCGGCTTTTATAATATGCGCAGTAATCGTCTGTCGGCGGCGATTCGCGAAAAATCCCGGTCTCGTGGGTGTACATACATGCCGTACCGTCCCAGTCGCCGCACGGCGCTGCCATGCGTCTGCGCCAGTCACAGCTGTTGCAAATCGCCATTTTGCGCCACGGGTCTCGTCCGCGCTTCGGTGCCGGTGCCGGTGCTGACACGATTACTTGCTGCCGCCGATGATCGGTCAAGCCGGCGAGATAATCAATTGACACATCAAAATACTGCGCTATGTTCACCGCCATCGGCAGCGACGGACAGCTCTTGCCGTGCATATACGCCGATACCATGTTAGGCGCGGTGCCGAGGGTCGCGGCAAGGTCTTTCTGCGTGACTTTCGGCACGCTTTCGCGCATCAGGTCTTTTAGCCTGGCAGCAAGGATCTGCACATCGAACGGGCTTTTAGTCGTCTGATTTCCCATTGCGTTTTGTCTCCTTTCTGTTTAAAATTTTTGCTTTGAGGTCGTCCTCGAATGCTATGAGCTTGTCCTCACGGCAAAAGCCATAGATGATAAGTACGACGACAAGGATCTCAAAAGCGGTCTGAATTGCAAATTTTAAAGCCATTTTTATACCTCCCTCTCTTCCAGTTCGCCGCACTCGTCCACGCGATGAAACTGGTTAGCGAAACCGAGAATAGAGTTGCGCATTTTGATATAATCTGCGTCATCGCATTGCATCGAACACAGATGATACGCAAGCTGACAAGCAAGCCTCTTATCGGCTTTGAGATGCAGGCTGCCGCACCAAAGCGGATAACAAGAATAATCGAGGTCTGCGCCCCTGAGGTTTGCGCCCCTGAGGTTTGCGCCCCCGAGGTCTGCGCCCCTGAGGTTTGCGCCCCCGAGGTCTGCGCCCCTGAGGTCTGCGCTCCTGAGGTTTGCGCCCCTGAGGTCTGCGTCGCTGAGGTCTGCGTCGCTGAGGTCTGCGTCGCTGAGGTCTGCGTTGCTGAGGTCATAATCCAAAATTGCTTTTTTACAGCCATCCTTCAAAAGTTTCAGCACTTCCGCGCGGTCAAACTGCTTTTGATGACCTATAACCTCAAACTTTTTCGGGTCTACTGTATATACTCCAGTTTCGCCGTCGTCGTGGTCTAACACTCGCACTTCTATGTTTCTCTCGTATACATTGATGACCACGCCTCGCGTCATTTTCGTGTTTGTAATACCGTAGTCATTTGTTATGCCTTTCACGAAGTCGCCTATTTTAATATTCATAAATTAAATCTCCTTTCTATTAGGCGAAAAATCTGTGCCCGCCGATGGTGCAAACATAGGTCTGCGACTCATGCCATTCGCTGCTCACAAGCGCCGGTGCGTAGAAGAAAAGTATCTTCGCGTCTGTCACCGTCTCGCCGACATCAAAGACCGCGGCGACGGCTTCCCTCGTCTCTGCGTTCGGTTCTACCCGGCGGTCGGCGTAACCATACTCCTCAACTATCTCCGCAGGGCGTTTGCCGGTCTTTTCACACGCATTTAAAATGCACTGTAAGACCGCCATTTTGCCATCAAACGGCTCGATTCCCGATTCAGCCATAACAACCTCGCATATAAGCTCTCGCTCGTCTGCGGTCAACCGGTAGCGTGCTGTGGGTATCTGCGCCGATACCGTCGGTTCAGGCGCGGTAATTGGTTCTGTCTCCGGAACCGCTGCCGCCGCGAAAAGCAGGACGAGCGCCAGCACTGCGGCAATTGTTAAAAATCCTTTTGTCATTTTGATGTCTCCTTTCTGTTTTTGCCCTTAGCTCACCATCAGACCGATGTCTCCGCGCTTGAACTGCTCAAGCCGGTCAAGCCTAATGTAGTACGAGTACGACCCGCTCGGATTTTTGATCGCGATACAGAAGGTGCATTTTCCCTCCCTCGCGAGCAGACGGATCTGATGCGGCGGTATGTAGATAACCTCTCTCAGGTACATTGACGCCTCGTCGACTGACATAAGTGCCATTTTTTTACGCATGGTTTTTGTCTCCTTTCACGAGAGCGCTTTCAAAAAGCGTTCTTTTCCTTTTACGGTGATAAGCATCTGAACGCCCGTCCAGTCGGTCTTATCGTTGTATGTCTCTTTGACAGTGAACAGCCCGGAATCGACATAATCGGCATAGGGCATCAGCCTGCCGCGCTTGTCGCGGTAAATGTACTTGTGGTCTATAAGCCACTTTACGAAGTCGTTCTGCTTCATCCCGAGAAGCTTCGCCGTTTCTCTGACGCTGGTAAGACTCTCGCGGTCGCACAGGCCGTCAAAATATTCCGCTTTCGGCTGCATAATGGCGTTCTGAACTGAGAGGTTGGCGTTTATAGCTTTAAATCTTTCAAGCCTTTCCTCAGCCATTCTGAGGGCTCTCGACATCACCGCTTCGGGTGAGTTCCACTTTCTTTCGAGCTGCAAGAAATACTGCCTCGCCTGCTTACCCCGTTCGTTGCGCTGAAGCATACAGATCTCTTTTGCCATATCGATGGTAAGTTGTGCATCGTCTACGGTTCTTGATACAGCTCTCGAACCTTCGATCTGAACCCGCTCATTTTTGAGCAGGTTGAAATCCTCACCAGCCGCAAAGCCGTATTCGCACATTCTCGGGAACCAATCTTTGTAGGCAGTTTTGACTTCCAAGAATTCGTGCAGGTCTCTCGCTAAGACTGTCGGTCTGTCGCTTTCATAGTTGATTTTGATTAACTCGTTCATTTATAAAGCTCCTTTATATTGACTTTTAGTCTTGAAATTTATATACTAAAAACAAAAAATGTTGAGGTGTGTCATGCAAGTTTCTAAAACAACGAATGTTACTCTCCCGGCATCTGCTTCCTGGAGAATCGAAAAATTTTCATTGCTTGAGCTTTTTAAGACTATTGAAAATGAGTACACCGCACTGATTCCGGCATCGGAGAATTATCGAACTACCGTAGTTGTCTGTCGTGACATAAGCGATGAGACAAGGTACACTTTAGAGGAATTTAAGAAATACTTTTCAGGCAGTGCGCCTTTTAAGTCTATAACTCTCCTGTGTACCAACGCACTCGAAGAGTCCGCGTACCTTTATCTTGATACCAAAAGCATTCTGTATAAGACTCCATATCAGTGCTACATTTCAATTTCTTCCTCAAGTCTCACAGAAGCAGAAGCAGAAGATTTTTTAAAGAAGATGACAGCACTTGCTATTCCGTTTTTATCGGAACCAAACGCAGCGCAGAACATCGAAGATTCCCGCATCCAACAGGCACCTGCTTCAAAGACTCAAGAGGAATCACGCAGTGGTGATGATAGCGACACAAACCACGACAGCCCAAACGGCAAGCAGCACAAGAAACGAACGGCTTTCTGGAATTCGGCTGATAAAGTCGATCGGATTATTGGAATTATAGTCGGTGTTCTTACGATTCTCTCTTTTTTCGGCATTCACAGTTGCACGCAGCACAATGATAATTTGAAAAACCAAACATCCAGTGTTAATAGCGAAACAGATTTTACCTAACACCATATAGTCACACCCCCCTCTTTCGACTTCCGGGCGAGTAGTTGCCGCTGCTCGCTCAGAAGCTTTTTTATTTGCTTCTCAAACTTTGTCATGGTCATCTCCTTTCTTCGACCCTCAAAGGTCGAGTATTTTTGATATTGATGCGATGATCTTCTCGCTGTTGCAGCGTCCGGTAAGTATGCGGTTAAGATAACTACTGTCAACGAAAAGCCCTGTGTCCCGGTTGAGCTGCGATATGAGCCACTCCTGCGATTTATCCAGGTCTATCAGACGCTTTTTGACATCTTTACCGAATTCCGTAAAACCGTATTTAAACACGGATGAACACCTCCTTTTAATTGATGTAATATGGATTTTTTGTTTTTCTCCCCCGCCTCGTTTTCGCGTTTAGCCATTTTGGCTAACGATTAGGCAAAAAAATATTCGTCTTTATTTCTGATCTTCAGAGCACTGGCAACGGCTTCTATCTCGCTCACCTTGAATTCAGACCTGTTATTTATCTTGTAATTCATTGCCTGATAGGAGATTCCGAGGATTTTCGCCAGTTCGGCCTGTGTGATTCCGGCCTCCACCATTTTTGCCTTCAGCTTATTTGTCGCGGTCATTATGTTTTTCGCCTCCTTTCTTTTAGCCGTTTTGGCTATACACATATCATAATTGTTATTAGCCAGTTTGTCAATGGTTTTCTTTAATTTTTTTCAAAAAAAGTTGACAAATTGGCTAATAGCTGATATTATTCAAGCAGGCGGTGATAATATGACAATCTATGATAGAATAAGAAAGTTAAGAGAAGAAAAAGGAATGTCGCAGCAAGAGCTTGCTGAGAGAGTAGGCTTCAAAACAGCTTCGGCTGTTAATAAGATTGAGCTTGGTCTCCGAAATATAAACCAGAGCAAGATATCTGATTTTGCGAGAGCATTAAATACAACAACCTCTTACTTGATTGACGGTGAAGATAACACCTCGGCACAATCATTTAAACTTTTTTCTCCCAATGTAACTGATGACGTGGTTACCTTTCCGGTTCTTGGCAGCATCGCTGCGGGGTACAATGAGACGGCTATAGAGGACTGGAGCGGAGAAACAATAGATGTCCCACGCTCTTTTCTCAAGGGACGAAGCAAATCCGACTTTTTTGTTCTAAAGGTACACGGTGATTCAATGTACCCGACATACCACACTGACGATAAAGTTCTCATTCTTCGGCAAACCTTTGTCGAGCGCAGCGGAGATGTCGGAGCCGTTATATATGATGGAGAATGCGCGACGCTTAAGCGTGTCGAAATTTTTGACGATATGGTGAGGCTCAGTCCGCTTAATCCTTCCTACCCGCCTAAAGAATTGACAGGCGCAAATCTCGAACAGTATCACATCATCGGCGTTCCTTATCTCCTCGTAAGAGAGATAATTAAAAACTAATTGAGAAAGCGGGTTGTAATGTGAAAGAAAAGAAACTGCAAATAGGCATTGATAAAGATGACAATGTTGGATAAATTACAGTAATGCGTGTAAAAATACAGTTGACTTTACAGCTAAATAGGTGTATTATTGATTAACATTGTAATTTATCGCTATTTTTACAATGTTATGCGCTTACAATACATATAACTCTGTAATGAGGTGAACAAAATGGAGTATAAAGTATTATCTAGCCTATATTATCAAAACAGAAGCGAGTATAATATACTTAGTCTGCAGAGAAAAGAATCGGAATTTGCTATCAAGCTACCATTCTTAATAGGAGGCAACACTGCCTTTTTTTGCATGTGTCAAGAAATATATGACACAACTTGCCAAATAATGAAAATTGACAAAGACATTCTTCCTTTGCGTGAACGCCTCCCCACTGCTGCATTGGATCAATTTACAAAGAAATGTCTAATTGATGAGATGAAGCTCACCAACGATATCGAAGGCGTTTTCAGTACGAGGAAAGAGTTGTCCGAAGCATTGAACAGCTTGTCACAAAAAAGCGGTCACAAGTCAAGGTTTTATGGACTGGCTCAAAAATACAGTATGTTGAGCAGAGAATATATTCCGTTGAAGTCCTGCATAGATGTTCGCCGGCTTTATGACGAATTGGTACTTGCCGAAATACTAGAGGAACACCCCGAGAATCGTCCGGACGGTACAATTTTCAGAAAGGAAATGAACGAAGTCACAACAAAAACGGGCAAGGTAATTCACCGCGGAGCCTATCCCGAGAAGCAAATAATCGAACTTATGGAAAATGCACTCGCTGTTCTTAACGATTCATCTTTACCAGTTTTGATTAGGATTTCTCTTTTCCATTATCTATTCGGTTATATTCATCCTTTTTATGACGGAAACGGCAGAACCTCTCGTTTCATTAGCAGCTATCTGCTAGCTCAAGAATTTGACCATCTAATAGGATATGGACTGTCTTATACAATAAAAGAGAACAAAAAGGCGTATTACAATGCTTTTGAAATTTGTAACGACAAAAGGAATTGCGGAGATTTGACACCGTTTATCATAACTTTTTTAAACATAGTCTATGTATCATTTGTCAATCTCTTTCAAGCCCTTGATAAAAGGAAAACGGCTCTTGAACAAAACATGGATATTCTAAAAAAGCTCAATCTTTTTTCTGACCGTGATAACATGCTTGATTTCTGCTATGTTCTTATGCAGGGCGCTTTATTTTCCAGCGATGGAATACCTCAAAAAGAGCTTTGTACCGTTTTTAACTTATCTACCTCAACTATTGCAAAAAGGCTTTCAGAAGTCGAGAAAGCCGGAATTTTAAAAAAGCACAGAGACGGTCATAGCTTTTTATATTCGATTGACCTTCCTAATCTCTCATCTTTGGCAGAACAACAATAAAAAAGAACCCCCGGTGCGGGAACACCGAGGGTTCGAGAATCAACACACACCATGCGTATAGAGTGGATTGATATAATTATTATATCATCCGCTCCGGCAAAACACAAGTGAAAAGGAGCGGATTTTTTAATGGCAAAGCGTGAAAACGGTGAAGGCAGCGTATATAAACGCAAGGATATCAAGCGGCGCCCCTGGGTCGTCGCGCTGCCGGCAAGTTATAGCCTGGACGAGCAAGGCAAGATGATTAAAAAGCAGGAAATCCTCGGGCACTACGCATCGAGCAAAGAGGCAAAAGCTGCTCTGGCTCACTACCTCGAACACCCGGTAGTTGAAATCAATATGACCGTCGATGACTTGCACACATTGTGGCTCTCCCGTGCCGAATATAAGAACCTGGCTAAGCAATCAAAGGACTGCTACAACGCCGCATGGAAGAAGATCCCCGAAGATGTAAAAAGCATAAAAATGCGCGAGCTGAGAACGGAAGACATGCAGAAATGCATTGATGCATACAGCGCACAAAGCGGCACTTCGCTCTCGTATATAAAAATCACATTTTCGCGTCTTTATGCGCTTGCGTTGGAGAGAGACATTTGTTACAAAGACTATTCTAAATTCGTTAAGCTCCCAAAGAAAAAGAAAAACGAAATACATCCATTTTCCACCGAAGAAGTGAAGAAGATAAAGGCTGCAGCACAAGCTAATGTCCCATACGCCGATATCATTCTCATCCTGATTTACACGGGATTCCGTATTTCTGAACTACTCGCCCTTACTCCGGATGATTACATAGCGGATCAAGCCCTGCTCATAGGTGGTCTGAAAACCGAAGCAGGAGAGAATCGCCATGTTCCTGTTCTGCCGGTGATTAAGCCGTATATAGAAGCACTCGTAGCAAAGCAAGGTAAAAAAATAGTATGCCGTGATGACGGCGAGGGATACAGCTCGAGCTACATGCGCAAAAAGTATTACGACTGCCTTGAAGAGATAGGAGTTAAGCGTCTATCCCCCCATTGCTGTCGAAAAACATGTGCAACAATGATGGTAGAAAGCGGTGTATCACCCGAAGCTACACAAATGATTCTTGGGCACGAAGAATACAGCACGACCTTAAAATACTATGCACTTGTATCAGACAAAACTCTTCACGAGGAAATGGCGAAGATATCTTAAAATCCGTAGTAATCCCGTAGTAACGCCCGATTTCCGTTTAGCATTTATCGTCTGTTGCGCACATCCAAGCCACTATATGTTGTGTTTTTCTCCGCAATTTGCTATGTGTATGTACTACATATTTGACTTTTAATCAAGGTGTCCGGAGTTCGAATCTTCGATGGATCACCAAAAAGAAACCCAACAGCTACAAGCCTTGTAACTGCTGGGTTTTTTCATTTTTTGAGGGCGTTATCCAAGGGCGAGAGAAAAGCAAAATTAACTACCGTTTTTGAGGGAATCAAGTGCACATACTTTTTGACCATTTCGAGCGAGGTATGACCGAGAATCAACTGCAAGCTGTAAATGTCCCCGCCGTTCTCTAAGTACCGTGTAGCAAAGGTATGGCGCAACAAATGAGGGTGGAGCCGAGGAATATCAGTCTGAACTTTCAGACGCCTGAAAAGCTGTTTTACAGTGCTCTGATTTATGGGAATCAAGGTGTCTTTTACGAATAAAGGTGTCTCGATGTTCGTTGCAGGAACAATGGAGCAGTATCTCAGTAAGGCTCTTTTGCTGTTCAATCCGAGAAGAACGAAGCGTTCAGCGATACCGATATTAAAATCAGCATTAATCTTATTGTTGACATTTATACCAAAGCGTGATATTTTTAATACAGAATCGATATTTGACTTCCCCCACCGGCAATTGGAGCCTTAAGGCCTGAGGTCAGATATCGGTTTTTATTTTTAGACGCAGATAACTAATTATCATCTGTGCTTCGCTTTTAGAATTACTGCCGCGCGGAAAGTATTAACACGATTCTCTTGTTATGATAATATTATCAATGCCGAATGCAGTGCCTGTCGGACGACTTTCTTTTGATTGCCTGTCTGATATCCTGCATTCGGCGTTTTTTTATATTTCCGGCTTTAAATCGCGGTTTTTTGTTTTCACATTTTTTGAAAAAAAGTGTTGACAACGGGATTTTTCGTGCTATGATATAGGTGTGCTACGACAGATAGCACACTTATTCTGATTTTGGTGCACTGCGGCGCGCCGGAATCAAAAAGAAAGGAGAATCGCTGTGGTCTTAATCGACAAGCAGAGCCGCGTGCCGGCATACGAGCAGATAAGAAATCAGCTGCTGACTCTTATCCTTGTCGGTACATTCGCTCCGCACTCACAGCTGCCGTCTATACGGTCCATTGCCGCCGACGCCGGTGTGAACATAAACACGGTAAAAAAGGCATTCTCCGACCTTGAATCCTACGGCGCTATCTATACCGTGCCCGGAAAGGGAAGCTTTGTCAGCGAAAAGGCTTTCAAGAGCGACACGGTACACGATACGGCGGTTTCCGAAATTTCGGACGCCATTTCGGCGGCGCGCGCCAAGGGACTCAAAAAACAGGAAATCATCGACATACTCAACGAAATCTACACTCAGGAGGAAGAATCATGA